ATATTGAAGATTTTGTTTTCGTGATTGTAACATTGGAAGAATCATATAACGTATATACGACAGTAGATGTTGTATTTGTATTTGCGTATGTTGCCGCATCAATAATAATTGTTTCTGTAGTATCACTGCCAGATGGCAAAGTTCGTTTCTCATTTATATAATATGAATGGGTGTGAGATTTTGACCAAGATAATCCTGTTCCCGTGTTTGCAGTATTTGCATATGTTGCACCACGATATTTAATATCAATATATTTTGTTAAGTCATTATAACGCAAAGGCCAATCGAACTGTGGATTCTTAATGTTATTTACCGAAAGAATAATCCAATGTTTCTCCGGTGAACCATACAGTTTATCTGCAATTATTTCTGGAGTCTCACCATCAGAAATGTCATATTTGTAATACATAACCAATTTATCTTTTGATGTTGCATTGAACGAAAAACGAGACATTATATTCGTAACAATATCTAATGATGAATTATCGTCCGACAGATAGTATGCCGTTTGAGGAAAGTAATTAAAATATTTTGCCATATTAGAAGTTTAATCCCTGAGTTGGTTGATTTTCGGAGTCAGCAACACTAGAACCAACTCTACGTGCTTGCAAATCAAACTTAGTAATAATTTGAGTTTCTCTGAAGACTAGACCCAGCCTAATGCCTACTGGCATACCAGTTGAACCCCATTTTGGTATATTTCTGTCCTCAAGAACTTCATATGCCGCAAAACCATTTGGTGCATAATCAACATCAACTGTTTGTAAAACACAAGTTGAAATTGATGGAATATTTGGATTTTCCGTTCCATTATAATAGAATTTAATATCAAATTCCGAAGGCGGCACTAAGAAATAACCACCCAATCCACCAGCTGAATTATTACCTAATATTTCTGGTGCTTGGTGAAATCTAATTCTCTGTATAATATTTTGTACTTCTTTCGCCTCAATACTACTTCTTGGATAAAACATAAAATCGAAACGGAAATTTCTAAATTCTGGTGCAGAATAAACAACTTCCATCATTGGATTAACAGTTGTTCCAGTAAATCCAGCAAACACAGCACGACCAGCTTGTCCAGTTAAGTTAGCTAAAGAATTCAAAACAAATGGTGTTGCATTTTTAAGTGCATAGTTTGCTTTATCAATATTACTCATATCACTATTGACAATGTTTTGTACTCCAGAGAAACCGGCACCTAAGGTTGCGGCTAATCCACCACCAAGTTCAAGTCCAGCAAAATTTTGTGACTGTGAAAACGCTAACGTATCGGGCATGTACAATGCAATTGTGTCCGTTGTACGTTTTGTTGTTCTGAGGCCAGTCTTAGCATAAGTTCCAGCATTATCTGCAATAAATTCTGCGGCGCCTGCAAAACTTTTACTGAATGTGTCCTGAGTTTTTTGCAATAATCTTTGTAATTCTGGACTACCAGCGGACAAATTAAATTTCTTTTGTATGTTTTCCGAAACTCTTGTGAGGTCAAGTTCTGAAGCGGCAGTTATAGCACCTTGTGTGACTGAAATAAAATCGGCTGCGCCACCATTAAAACGATTCAATCCAAGTCTATTCCTTACAGCAGTAGTTTCATCATCAACAGTTGAACCTGGAAATTGAGTTCTTTTCTGCTCATTAATATGCAAGACCATATAGTGACCTTTATCCACTTCACCCAAATCCAATGGATAACGCAAAGTGTTAATCTTATATTTGTCTTCAACTATCCTATTATTGGATGTTCGGTTTTTATCCGAGTTGAAGCGTATGTCTGTAAGCGTGAATAGTGCCATATATACCCTAAGTTATTACTCATTATTTATACCAAATGACCAGACAAACCTACAAAGGTGTATTCAAACCTAAGAACCCACAAAAATATAAAGGTGACCCAACAAACATAATTTATCGTTCAAGTTGGGAAAAGATGGTGATGAAATACCTCGATGACAATCCGGGTGTAATTTGGTGGGGGTCGGAAGAGTTGCCCATTCCATATAGAAGTCCGATTGACCAAAAAATGCATCGTTACTTTCCAGATTTCATCGTCAAGGTCAGGCGGAAAGACGGTCTGGTGATGACGTATTTGTGGGAGGTTAAGCCATATTCACAAACGAAGATGCCAGTGCAGAAACGTAAGACACAAAGGTTTATCCAAGAGGCGGCAACATATGCGGTAAATCAAGAAAAGTGGAGAGCTGCCGATATCTTTTGCCGAGAGCATGGATGGCAATTTCAAATCATAACTGAAAAAGAACTAGGCATCTAGTATAAATACGGCATGGCTTATTTAATAGATAGAATTAATGCATCCCTACAAAAAGAGGGATTAACACCACGTACTCGAAAGTCACGTGATTGGCTTCGTTCGAAAGTTTCGGATTTAAAACCATCGAAACAATCGTTAATGAATGACATGACCAGACTGAGAGAAGGTACCATTATTGGAAAAATGTACTTTTACTTTTATGATCCGAAAACGAAGGATTCGTTGCCATATTACGACAGGTTCCCATTGGTTTTACCAATAGAACGTTACCAAGACGGTTTTCTAGGGCTGAATCTACACTACATTCACCCAAAGCAACGCATCATTCTTTTAGACAAATTAAGTGATTACGCCAATAATAACAAGTATGACGCATCAACAAGGTTACGATTAACGTATCAAACTTTGAAGGCTGCATCTAAATTGTTCGAGGCACAACCTTGCATTAAGAGATATCTGTTTAACCATGTTCAGTCAAGATTCCTGGAAATTTCAGCAGGTGAATGGGACATTGCTGCATTATTGCCAATGGAAAGTTTTGTTGGAGCTTCTACAAACAAAGTATATTCCGACTCAAGAAAGAAATTCTAATGTCATTCGCTCCAAATTTATTCTTGTCTAATATTAAGGCAAAGGATGGTCTTGCTAGACCAAATCGTTTTCAAGTAATTCTACCAATACCAGAGTATATTGGCAAATTTATTGAAGTTGGTTTGCTGGAAAAAATTATCAATTTACCAAATACAATTGCAACTGATGTGAGTGAGATATTGTCTTCATCGTTTGGTGGACAATCACCAACAGGTTATTCAAAGTCATCCAATCCAGCAATCACACGTTATCTATCAATGCAATGTGAAGCCGCTGAATTACCATCAAAAACATTGGGTACAACAGAAGTCAAGGTTTATGGTCCAGTATATAAAGTTCCCTATCAAACACAATACACAGAAACAACATTGACATTTATGTGTACGAATGATTTCTATGAGAGAAAGTTATTTGACCGTTGGATAGAAGCTATTATGCCAACCGACACAAACAATTTAAGATTTGCAAAAGACCAAGAGTCTAGATATCTAACAAACATTAAAATTATCCAATACGATGATTTCATTAAACAAATTTATGCGGTCGAATTGATTGATGCTTTTCCAGTATCAATTGCCGCACAACCACTATCTTGGTCTGATGATAATTTCCACAGACTAAGTGTTCAATTTGCTTATCAAAAGTATAGAACAATTTACGAAGGCACTTATGATTTGAAAGAGGCAGCTGCATCCATATTTGGTTCATGGGCAGCGTCCACGATTTTTGGAAATAGAATTTAATTTAAAATGGAGATAGAATGTTACCTAAGATTGATACACCGTTATATGAACTAGAACTACCGCTTCTTAAAAAGAAAGTACAGTTCAGACCATTTTTGGTCAAAGAAGAAAAGATATTGTTGATGGCCATGGAATCCGAAGATGAAAATTCGGTCGTATTGGGCATCAAACAAATTATGAGAAACTGTTTATTGTCAGATATTGACATTGAAGATTTACCTATCTTAGACTTTGAGTATTTGTTTTTAAACCTGAGAGCTCGTTCTGTTGGTGAGATTATTGATTTGCAATACAAATGTAACAATGACATTCCAGGTTCCGAAGAAGACAAAACTCACAAGTGTGGCAATTTAATTAACTTGAATTTCAATGCGTTGGAAGTTAAACCAAAAATTGAAATGATTGATAGTAAAATCCAATTAACTCCAAAATTAGGCGTAGTATTAAAATACCCAACATTCAAAGCAATTGAAGCGGTTGCAAGTGAAAAGAATATCAGTCCTGCAGATTTTGTATCGGAAACAATCATTTCATCAATTGATTATATCTACGATGAAGAAAATATGTATTATGCAAAAGATGCCACAAAAGAAGAACTATTGGAGTTCATTGATAGTCTAACAAAAGAACAATTTGGTATGATTCAAAAATTCTTTGAGGATATTCCCAAATTGACAAAGAAACTTGATTTTAAATGTAATAAGTGTGGTTATGAAGAAAACATTGAGATTCAAGGAATCCAAAGTTTTTTCGCATGATGTTTCGTTATGATAATTTAGCTAACCATTTCCAAACCAATTTTGCCCTTATGCAACATCACAAATACTCATTAAACGAATTAAATGATATGATGCCATGGGAAAGAAATGTTTATGTTACTATGCTGCTTCAGTTTATTGAGGAAGAAAACGAGAAGCTAAAACAACAACAACTAGCAAGAAAAAGTAGAAAATAAATGGCAACAAAGTTTTCACAATTATACAAACAGGAACTAAAGAGTAAAGGTATACTAAGCTCTTTAGGCTCTGCTGCACTCAAACAATCCAGAGAGAGAATGGATGTGAGGAATACATTCTTTGGTGGCAAAGGCATGTTATCTATTACCGGACAAAAAATATTCGGTAAAGGATATTCACCGATTGGTAAAACATCAAGTATTCTTTCATCTTCTCCCACAAGTGCAAGTGCAACAGCAGATTCTCAAGGTATAACGGACCTATTGTCTTCCAGTGAAAGGCAAGAATCTTTATTGCGTGTCATTAGTAAAAATACTTTTAATATGAACATGATGGCAAGAGATACGAATATCACTCGCCAAAATATAGTTACGTTGACAAAGAAGATGACTGGTCGTAGTTCCAGGTCACAAGATGCTCTGTGGTATGATGTTCGAACCAGAAATACAGCTGTAGATTCGTTATCCAAGAAGACAAATCAAACTTCTCAACCAGGAAATACAACACCATCAAGTTCAACTGGATCATCTTCTTTTATTGGAAGTATGATTGGTGGTTTGATGGGTACAGGAGGTTCATTGGGTGCCGGCATTCTAAGAACGATTGGAACTATCGCAAGTCTGTCACCAATTTTAGGTATTGTTGGTCTGGCCGCATCCGCTTACGCTA